CGCAAAGCCCTGAGACGCGGGGTCGGAGACCTGACTGGGGATATGGACATTGTCACCGCGTCCGTGGATGGGACGACCACGTCCCTTACCGACATCAACACCTTATGGCTTCCTCGTAACGAGTACAAAGGACAGACGATCTACTTTACCGGCGGCACCGTGGACAATCTCGGTCAGTCTCGCAAGATCGTCTCCAGTAATCCGACCACTAGCCAAGTCCAGTGGTCACTCCCCTTGCCGGTGATGAACTTCTCCGGTGATGAGGCCGAGCTGTGGTGCAAGCTTGGTTATGGATGGGAGCCCACCGCGATCAATCGCATGATCGAGATGGCTCATCGCGAGGCCCAGGAATACTTGCCGGTGGCCTACACATCGGAGCCAATCCCCTGGGACAGCGACAACCCCGTCATTACCTTGGTTGCTGCCATACAGGAAGTCAACGCCATCGAGTACCAGACGTCCGACGATGGGGATTGGGGCGAGGTTCTACCAGCTCCAAGACGATCCAGTTCCGGATGGTGGCTAGACAATTCCAGCCGCACGGTTCGTATCGACGGGGCGGCGCGTGGATACATGAGTGGGGGCGGGAACGTGCGCCTGCATGCGAGGGTCCGGGAGTCACCGCTCACCACCGACAGCGACATCACCTTGGTCAATGCCGAATACCTCGTAGCTCGTGTCTGTGAGATGGCCTACGGGTCCAAGGTGATCTCCCACCCAGACCCCGGCCTGGTCCGTGACCGGATGTTGTACTTCCAGCGCGACGCCCAGGTGAAGCGCACCATGGCGAGTCCGAGACGTGGCACGACGTCGAAGAGGGTGGCGAACTGATGGAAGCCGGGAGCACGCACGGGATCATCTACCTCGACGATTACATGTACGAGGTTCCTATCGAGCAGTACGCGCAATTGGCTACCCTGCTCGGCAAGGTGACGTTCGGGGATTTCACGCTCGACTCCGACCAGCTCATGAGTTCAAAGATTTTCTCGAGCTTTGTTGGTGGCATGCTGGCCCAGCGATTGAGAGAGGGTCCGGACGAAACGAACTACGCCTTCGCGTCCGGCTTCAACACCATGTACCCACGTCAGTTGGGGTTTCTAGAAAAAACAGTTCAGGTTTCTGCCATGAAACATGTGCTGGGAGACTACAACGACGTAATGTACGGCGCGTCCGCGACCAACCTCCTGGCCTGGAATGAGACTACCGACAGCACCACCTCAGTTGGCGCCCTGACCACCGAGCCGGTCTACCGTGGCATAGAGTTCCAGGGCAAGCTCTTCATTCCCCAGGGCGTGGGATTCCAGAGCTACAACGGATCGTCGATCGCCGCTCAGAACACCACGGTCAAGGCTATCTGCTTCGAGTTCTGGGACGACAAGCTCTATGCCCTGACCAGCGACAAGAAGCTCTACGTCTGCCTGGACGGGGTCAACTGGTCACTTGAATACAGCCTGCAGTCCTCGATCGTGCCGCGCAAATTGAAGCTCTACATGGACAACAGCGGTGAGCCTTCCTTATATATGTCCAGCAATCGTGGCCTGTATGCCTGGGACGATCTGTCCAAGAAATTTGTCCCCACGCGCATCGGTCCGACGATCCCACCACATCCCGACAACGGTCTGGCTATGGCTCACTGGCGACCCGGCGAGGATTTGTTTTACTCCGCCGGGATGGACCTGTACCGATTCACCGGCAACGCCATCGCTCCCAATTCTGGTTTGAGCCAGAGATATGGCTTGCCCCCGGTCTATAGAGGCAAGATCGTCGACCTGTGCGAGGGGATGAATTCGATGTACGCCCTGACCATGGGTGTCCAGGAGTCGTCACCCTACGTGAGCGCGGTTGAGTCGGACCCCGGGATGGTCTCCGAACCCGAGTTCGAAGCATCCCTGACCGACGCCAAGAATGTGCTGATGCAATACAACGGGTACGGATGGCACCCCGCCGACACGCCCACAGCCAGCGGCACACCGGGATGGATCGTCGTCTCGGGAGCTGCCGGTGAGCACCGCGTATGGTGGTCGGCAGGCGGCTCGGCCTACACGCAGAGATTGTCCCGCACGAACCTGAATCTGCTGCAGCGCGCAGAGGTCCTGGAGGGCGAGTACCAGACCGCTGGAGTCATGGAGTTCGGTCGTTTCGATGCCGGGATGGTGATGTTCGACAAGGTCTTGTCGCATATCGAGACTCGTCTCGAGGTCTTCGATCCCGCTATCCATGATCTCTACTACACCTACAAAACCGATGCCGACACCGAGTGGCGAAACCTGGCCCCACCCGTCTACCAGCAGGGCCTGAACATTCACCCGTTCGGCGTGACGGTGATGGAAGATGGGATGCTCTTCTCCCAGGGGGAGGCTTGCCGCTGGGTGGAGATCAGACTGCACGGTACGACCAGTGATGACACCCGAAACATCGTGCTCGACTCCTCGGTTCTCAAGTTCATCAAGAGACCCCTCGAGAGTGTGGCCTGGACATACGAGATCAACCTGATGACCAGCCACAAGCATGGTCGCGGGGCCCAGGAGCAGAAGGACGAGATCGAGGATTTCGCCACATTCCCGCGCTTCGTGCGCTTACGACATGGCAGTAATTCTCAAGTTTCCCACCGCGTCTACATGTCTCGGTCGGACGGGGTCAACCAGACCGGGGACGACCCACGTGGCACACGCACCGTGACCCTGGCCCAGGTGCGTCTCGACAATTTTGAGGGGACCCACGCCCAATTCCTGGCTGAGGATGGAACGGTGGTGATGTAGTGCCGATCAAGCGCACCAACCAGGCCGAGAAAATCAAGTGGTCCAAGATCACGCCGCGACGCAAGCCATTGCGTGGACGAGGCTTGACGTCCATCGTCGGCAAGACCTCACATGTCACCGGACCCGGTCCCATGCCACCGGGATTCAAGACGCCCTGGAACAGCGAACCGGAATGGATTCTGTACTGGGCGTGCTGGCAGGTTCTGCATGAGAAGGGTGACCCACGACAGCCGCCCTTCCGTGGCGGTCTGAAGTTCAGTTACCAGAATGCGATTGGCGGAGGACGAACCAGTCTCGGCGGTCAGGTCATTGACTTCGTGATCCTGACACCGCACCGCAAGATCGGCCTTTTCCTGCAGTCCGATCGATACCACATCGAAAAGGGCAGCGCGATGCAGCATGCCCTGGACATGTCAAAGCTCTTGTCGGCAGCTCGATTCATGAAGGTGGTCGCGGTATATGAGAAGGACCTCACCAGTGACCCCACCGGAGAGCTGGCATGCCGTAAGCTCGTGGAAACACTCGGGGGTCGACAGCAGCTCAACCCCATTACCAGTGGAACTTATAGACCCACCCGTATGGGCCTGTTGTTTGGGAGGTTGTAATGTCGAACCGGATCAGAGGATATGTCAGAAACCCCACGACGGGTGCCGGTGTCGCCGGGGTGACGGTGACACTGAAGAACCACGTCGGGGGTGGGACCGTGGCAAGCACGACCACCGACGCCAACGGACTGTACGAGTTCACCGTTGCCAACGTTCTGTATCCCGGTGAGGTCTACGAAGAGTTCACCGTCTCCGGCCAGACCAAGGTCCGATCGGGTAGGTTCTGGGGCCAGCTGGGTGGCATGGTGTGGGCCGACACGCTCACCAATGCCATCGAATCCCTGGGCATCGGCGTCCAGCCGGGTCTCGCTAATGGACTCGCGGTCTCCGCCCCGGGAGGAGTGATGTCGATCAACGTGGCAACCGGCAGCGCCATCCTCAAGGATGGTGTGCCCTACGTCCTGGAAGCGACGACACCACTCGCCATAGGGGCAGCGGATGGTTCCAACCCACGCATAGACCGGATCATCCTGCGCCTGACACGAGAGGGACAATCGAACCAGGGTCGCATCCTGCTGCAGGTCCTGGCCGGAAGCCCCAACGCCGCCCCCACCGCGCCGACTTTGACCCAGTCCTCTGCGACTTGGGACCTGTCCCTGGCACAGGTGAGGGTCGATACCGGTGTCACATCCATCGCGGTCGACAAGGTGACCGACGAAAGGAGCTACGCTTTTGGTTTCCCGTCCGGCATCACCGCTTACGACGGTCTCTACATCGATGCCACCGGCAAGCTGGCGCGTCTGGCAAACTCTCTATCCAGTCGCTGGGCCTTCACC